TTAGTAGTAATCCGCATGTATATTTAGATGTATGGAGGCCACTTGATGAAAAACTTCCTCACGGGATTTATCCAGACCCTTATGAAGCGTATGGGGTTTATCCAGTTCCGCTCGTCGATAAATGGGAAGAGTTCGACGTTGAAGTCTGCCTCTTCTTCGATTGGCTCCACCGTGGGGAGTCCCATGTGGGATATCAAAACCAGATCTTTCCGAAGACTGCAATACCTATGGTCGAAGCTTGGTGGCTCTGGAAAGAAAAAATGATAAACGAGGCTGTTGATAAAGCCCGTGAAATAGAATCACCTGATTGGAGGAAAGCCTGTGTCGAATGGCTCGAAAGAAAAAAGTAAAATTCTACAGACCGTAGAGGACATCGCCGACGAAGATTGTGCTGGACTTACACGTTCAGAAGAGTCGTATGGTGACAGTTGGAAACAGCGCGGCGGTGTGGGTGCTTTCATGATGCTAGCGCGTAAATGGGACCGTATCGAAAAGCAGGTGCTTGGTCACCATTACGATATCTTCTCGGCTATGGATGAAGATCGTCGGCCCGAGGGTCTTGTCGATGATATCAGTGACTTACGTCGGTATCTCTTTCTTGTAGAGGCCGAGATGCGGAACAGGACTAGCCAAGGTGACTAATAACATAGTAAGCTCTCATCAGACGCGATCTGACAAGAAGCCAGCTATGCCAAAGAACCCGCTTCAACAGCCTTTGTTCTCTCCTGATAGCGATTGGACCCCACCAGAACAACTTCCTGACCTCACTGCGGCGAAGGAAATATGTATCGACCTCGAAACCCGAGATCCTTCACTCAAAGAAAAGGGTGCTGGTTGGGCGAGGGGCGAGGGTCATGTTGTCGGTTACGCCGTAGCTACAGATTTTTGGTCAGGTTATTTACCAGTCAAACATGAAGCAGGAGGTAACCTCAATGAAAAGCTCGTTAAAAATTGGTTACAAACACAGATCAAAGGTGGCGCAGATATTGTTTGTCATAACGCTTCCTATGATATTGGTTGGATGCGCCGAGAGGGTATCGAGTTGTGTGGAAACCGACTCATTGACACAATGGTGTCTGCCCCTTTAATTGATGAAAATAGGTTTAGCTATGCCCTTAATGCACTTGGTAAAACTTATCTGGAAGAAAAGAAAGACGAAAGCCTCTTACGTGATGCCGCCGAAGCGTGGAATGTTGATGCTAAAGGGGGGTTACATCAACTACCCCCCATGTATGTAGGACCATATGCCGAGCAAGATGCGTCACTTACTCTTAAACTTTGGGAGTGGCAAAAGGGTGAAATGACCCGGCAAGATTTGTGGTCGATCTTCGACCTTGAATCTTCTATAACACCTTTGCTTATCGAGATGCGGTGGTGTGGTGTACGAGTAGACTTAGATAAAGCTGACGAACTTTCTAAATGGTTTCGAGCTAAAGAAGAAGCGGCACTTCAACAAATAAAGAAATTATGCGGACGGAATATTGAAGTATGGGCGAATAAATCTATTCAAGAAGCCTTCGATGGTTTGAACTTAGAATATCCGCGTACAGAACTTGGCGCACCGTCTTTTCAACAAAGCTGGTTAGAAGGGCATCAACATGAGATGCCTAAGTTAATTGTTGAAGCGCGGAAGATGAATAAAGCTAGGACGACATTCATTGACGGAATGATAATGTCGAACCAAGTTGATGGTCGTATCCATGCAGAACTCCATCCTTTGCGCTCAGACGACGGCGGTACGGTAACAGGTCGGTTCAGTTATTCGAACCCAAACTTACAACAAGTTCCTGCACGTGACCCAGAGATCGGCACAAAGATTCGATCGCTTTTCATTCCAGAAGAAGGGTGTCAATGGGGCGCGTTCGATTACTCGCAACAAGAACCACGGATCGTGGTACACTACGCTAATTTGATGGGGTTACGCGGCGCTCAGGATGCCGTAGACGCCTTTCAACAAGACGATGCCGACTTCCACCAGATCGTAGCCGATATGGCAGGGATACCGCGTAAACAAGCTAAGAACATCAACCTTGGTTTGTTTTATTCAATGGGCGTTACTAAGCTCTCCGATAGCCTCGGACTTACATTAGAAGAAGGCAAAGAGCTGTTCGCACAATACCATGATCGCGTACCATTTGTAAAAGAGTTATCGGAGCGAGCAGTCCAGAGGGCTTCAAAACAAGGAAGTATTCGCACGTTGTTAGGGCGACGGTGCCGGTTCGATAAATGGGAGCCAGCTCAGTTTGGTACACGAAAAATTATGGACCACAAGACAGCGTATGCTGAACACGGCAACGCAATCAAAAGAGCATTTACCCATAAAGCGATGAATAGACTCATTCAGGGAAGCGCGGCTGATATGACAAAGAAGGCCATGCAAATGCTCTACGACGAAGGTATCGTCCCGCATATTCAAGTCCACGACGAATTAGACTTTTCGATCGAATCTCCTGAGCAGATTGAAAAGATCAAAGATATCATGGAAAGCTGTGTCGAGTTAGCAGTTCCTGTCAAAGTAGACGTTGACCTTGGACCTAACTGGGGTGACGCTAAGGAGATAGAAAAGGTGATCAGTCATGCCGAAAGTACGAGGGGTTGGACAAGGGGTGCGGAATCAAACTACGCGCCTCAAAGCACATAAGTTAAAGCGTCATGAAAAATATAAATCAACAATGTATGAAGTTGTTCTTATTACTGAGTTTACGCGTGTCCGTAAAATCAATGCTACGAGTGAAGACCAAGCGATAAGTTTTGCTATAGAGCGTGAGCGCCGACGCAAAAATCCTATCGGGTATTCGTTAGGTGATATACATGTCATTAGCGCAAGCCAGATAGATAGTGAGCCATAAGTTTCACGTTTTTGCGCTTTTTTGACTAAACCCTGCCCCCTATACTATATTACTATAGTAATACCTTATCAGGGAGGCATAGTTGTCAGATACCACTAAACACATACAGATTTCGCAGTCGCTAGCCGTTTGTATATGGCGAGCTTTGCGCGAGGAGGGTCGGTCCGAGGCCGACCTTTTCGCGTCAGCTATCATCGGTAGCGGCTTCGAGCCTGTCTTCGAGGATAACGCAGAGGGTCTCGATTTTTACCGCGAGTATCTTATCGCTCACGGTCTAGTCGAGGACGCCCCTAATAAACACTAAGGAGGAAGAAATGGATAGTTACTTTGATTCGATGCTTGATGATTACGCTGGCCATATGAGGGATTATGGTCGGATGGTTGAGCGGCACCGCGAGATGCTTCGTGAGGCTCGATCCGCCCGTGTGTTTCCTTTAGCACACCACGCACCTCGAGAGAAACATGCTTTTAACTTACGGATGGCGGCAGACACTCGTGTGATTGCTGGGATGTACCTTAGGTTAGCGAAGGGCCAGAAAAAAGCTCTGATGCAGCACGCTACTACTAGATTAGACGATGCGCATGATCAGTTGTATGGTCGACTTTATGCCGTATCGTGACGACGAGGACGCCGAGATCAGGATATCTCGGCGTCAATGGATGGACCCAGATCAAAAGGAGAAAGTAATGGGCCGACTGAAACAAATGATGATGGATCCGAAGCCAATGTCTCAGGAGCTTATCATTGAGACATTCGTTAAATACCCTTTGATTGGATTTGGCGAGGCATCGTTCTCTGACCTAGAGTCGTATCTCGGCCACCCCGATATCCACCCTGACCATTTCCCTAACGGTTTAGGTATCTCAGCCGGTGGAACATGGAAGCCAGATAGCACTTGGGATCTTCGTTGCGCTTGGGGCTTTATCTGGGACGATGGTGAGCGGGTCGTTCTCCACGACCGTAATAGTCAGGTTAAGGAGCTTGAAGACTTAAAGTACTGGCATATCACTGGGTCACGTGCAGCGTGGTATTTATTGACAGAGGGCTATCTTTTTGATCCGATATCTGTCAGCCTTGAAAAGGCGAAGTAACTTCGCTTTTCCTCCCCAAACTAAGGCGGCTCTCGGGCCGCCTCTTTTTCCTCATAAAATAGTTTATTTTGTTACTAAACTTCTTTAGCTTGATCGTTTACTATATTAATAGTTAATGAAGCGTTCATTAACGACAAAGTTGTCATATAGGGAGAAAGCTAAATGACAAATATTGAGAGCCATAAGTCGGTGGCTGTTGAGATTCCGACTTACCGCGTCCTTAGGGCGATCGCAGAGAAAGAGTTCCGTACTCCTTCAAAGCAGATTGCTTTTCTTCTCGCTCAGAATTATCCCGACGTTTGGGAAGAGTTCGCTGAGCTGGAGGCGCTTCCTGCTCCGGTTGCTAGTCAGGACGGCACGATAGTTCCGTTTCTTCATGACCGGGTCTCTAACGACCAGCGTTCGATGTATCGTACTTGGCAGGTTTTGATTTGCCTGTACCGTAATCGGTCGCTTGGGTTCTTGCGTACTTCTCAGTTGGCTTCGGCTATTGGGTATATGCACGATAATTCGTTATCATCGGTACTTAGTCGTCCGCGTGATATTGGGTTGATTACTTCGCGTCCGATCTCTGCTGGGTCTCGTGACCTTGAGTGGTCTCTTACTGACTTCGGTAGGTATGTGTCGAAAGACCTTGATGATACCGTGCCTGTTAGGCTTACTCAGGTAATCCTCGACCAGTACCAGCGCGACTTTATGAGGGCTGCGTCATGAATAAATCCCACGGTTCACCATATGACCGTGGCTCTGCCGACCGTTATTACGGTCGGCAGTTTGCACCACATTATTATAGAGATGGTGGTCATGTGCGCGTTGAGATAGATTTGATGACTGCAGAAGAGATATTCGATTACAAAGTTGGCTGGAATGGCTGTCTTTGTCGAAAAGATTGGGGCGGCGGTATATACGCTCCAGAACAAAGTGATGTACCATTGATGGACATCCGTGATTTTAGGGATAAGGGGGGCGCAGACACATAGCACCTTTCCGTGGGCGGGGTGCCAAAGGTTCGACCTCGTCCCAGCTGAGTAAACACCACTGATGTTTTTTGGGGCGTCAGTAAAAGATGATAGCGGTGGAAACTGTGACTACCTTTGCTTCCTACCTCTGTACGCTAACCTCGAAACTACGAAAGTAGCCCTTCGAGACAGAGGCCGCGAAAGGTAGACGGTACTCGTAAGAGCCGTGGAGACGCCAATGTCATCCGGTTAAGACGAAGTGAGATACAAGGCCGTGGCTTTCGGTCTATCTTCTCCCCCGAGGGGTCGATTTTACGTTTGGGTCGATCCTGTGATTTTGGGAGATAGCGCTGAATAAAAGATGGGTCTGCCTTAATACATGCACCATCAAAGCCACGGAACACCTTCCATTATTTTGTTTATTTTGAGATATTTTTCCTTTTTATGGTCGTCTATACTAATATAGTAAGAATGTAAAAGGAGAAAGAAATGAATTCCACTTTCACACCAAAGCCATCCATCGGTTACCTTGCTGTTTATGAAGAAGGTACGCCTATCGAAATGGTCCACCTCAGCCATAAAGACGAAATCTCTGATATGCGTCAGCATCTTGAAGAGTTGTACCGCGTTGAAGAGCGGGGTCGTACCGTCGAATGGCACGATCTTGAAGAAGGCCGCGAGGTCTTCATTTATTCGAAGAGGGCGTCATGATGTATGCGGCTCAAGTTCATCTGTCAGATGCTGAGGGTTTCTGGCTTACGCCTAACTGTCCTTCGATCAAACACCTTGAAGCGTATCTAACGAAAGCGTTCGACCCTGACGTCGTTGACCAGATCGTTGTCTTAAAAGCGCGTAAATACAAACTGCCTCAGATCCATGGCTTTTATGATTGGGTCGACGGTAGGTTGAAGCTCGATCGTAATAAACCGATCGGTGTTCATAACGCGATCTTCTTTGGAGAGACTAATGACTGAGAAAGATCCTTTCATGGACGATCTCGCCGAGGTCGTCAGCCGCTTAACTTTCATTGAGATCGACCAGTTCGTCGATGCGATGTTTGCGAGAAGCGAAACCCTGCCCTACACTTTTAACAGGGCGATCCATTGTAACTTGAAGAAGCGAGAGGAGTCGTTAAAAAATGAAGTGTTCGATTTGTCACGGACCTATCGACAGGCAGAGGCTCCCTGACGGGACTGTCTATTGGGCGAAAGGTCATAATGCTTGGCCGGTTAACGAAGGCCGATGCTGTTCGGATTGTAACTTTCAAGTTGTGCTACACGCACGGTTAAATCAAGTCAGACAATATACTGAGGAGATTGAAAATGGAACATCAAAGTAAACCATTGATGCGGTCATTGATGTACTTACATCTTAACCATACGACTAATGGTAACCGTGCTCCATTAGTTGTTCAAAAACCAAAGATCCTTCTTAGCACGATCTTTTCTTGGGTTTTGGCTCTTCTAGCCGTCGTCTTCTTATCTGCCCTGTTCATCCCTAATGTCTGATGATCGTCAGGGCTTCGGTGATCCCGGAAGGATTCAGGGGGCATTGGATGCTGACCAATGCCCCCGTTGTTTAGTTGCATTCCGTGAGCCAAGGAAAGAAGGTGTGGCTCACTGTCTCGTTTGTAATTTGAAAATACATGATAATTATGTCGGTAAAAGGCAGCGTTTTGACGTTTTATTGCCGCGTGTTGCATACTATACTAATATAGTAAGAAGTAAGCTATGCAATCAAAGGAGAAAGTGACATGGCACATTTAGTTGAAACAATGGCTTATGCAGGAGCAGTTCCTTGGCATGGTCTCGGTGTTCCGGTTGATCCTAACTTGACACCTGAAGAGATGATGCAAGCCGCTGATCTCGATTGGCCTGTATCTAAGCGTCCTGCTTATACGCTCACCGAGAGCGAGTGGCATGAGGGTGTTGGCGTTATGCAAGCCGAAGGCCACCACTTCATTGTCCGCGATAGCGATAACCGCATCCTTTCGCATTGTGGTGACGACTACGTCCCTATCCAAAACAAGCAGATCTTCGACTTCTTCAAGAAGTTTACGGAGGCTGGCCACATGACTATGGAGACAGCTGGTTCGCTTCGCAGCGGTTCGG